GGAGAATAACAATTTACAACAAAGAAGTGGTGGAGCCCAATCGAAGCTCCTCATCACCATCAATTTCTTCATCTATTATCATGGCCCTGCGCAGGGGCTCATAATTCAACTCGTGTGGTAATTTTCTAACTCTTTCCAATAAAACAGAATATTCTTTTTCATGTTCTGGAGTAAGACCATAGATATCATATATCATTTTCCAAGTGTTAGCATTCATATCATATGGACAATCATTTTGAATTTGATAGCTCTGGTGTTTTTTCATTTGAGCGGTAATGAAACTGTCCTTACCATTAGTCAATTCCATTTCCTTCTTAATTATTAATCTTTTAAAGGGAACCATAGAACAGTCAAACTGTTTTCCTATAGCATCGCCTCGTATGAGACGCCCCATATCCATCCCCACAGGAGGATTGCAATAGTAACCCTGTTTGGCCATGGTACGACCTAATTTCGGAGCAAGAACAACACATTCTTTGCCATCCGATTCACAAGGATAAAATCTACTAGAACAAAAAGTACTCCTATAACGGGAATTATAATCAAAAAATTTGGGCTCAAACACCAAACCAAAATTTTTAAACTCCTGAACAATATCCAAACCTTCGACATATTTTCTGGGTATAATCAACAAATTATCGTCGCCTAAAAGCAATAATAAAAAGGTTTGAAGGAAATCGGATAAGGACATTTTAACGTTTTTAACATTTGAAACGTAATCATATAATATAAACATGTAGATAAATCCTTGGAGTGAGGTATTATCACATGATGTTTCCTGATCACCACTATTTCTGGTACCATCAACTGAATAAGAAAAACCAAATGTGCCAAATGCTTTCTTTTGTATTAGAGCTTGTTTAAGCTCCAATAAGTTACGAGGACAACCAAGCCAGCGATGTATATCAATCATCGTTTCAGTTGCGGGCCGGGATATAGTTGTATCATACATCTCGAAATCGCCCTCAATAATTACACAATCTGGAATCTCAGAACATGCGGATTCAAACATCGCTCCTATCTCATGACCTCTATACCCGCTGGCATAGACTAAACCACGTGGACCCTTCCATTTCTCTTTCAAGAACTTGGAATAGGCACTGTGATAAGGTCCGGAAAGCACGTTTATTTCATCCGTTGCTCCAGATATATTTCTGGGTTTAAACTTTGGAACACCATTCCAAAGACTCTTCAATTGAGTTTCAATCTTAGGGAAACATTTTCTCAATTGGTATTTTGGGTCATGCATATCTAAAGCTAATTTATCTTTAGCAACTTGCAATTTTTCCTGCTGGTGTTTTGGATACCCTTTTTTCCATTCATCAAAATCTTCGGGCATAATTATATCATCCTTATAACCAGGATAGATAACAGATTTGTTTTCAAAAACAAAATCACCCAATAATTTAAATTTAGAATCCACCTTAACTTCATTTTCATGATATGGTTGAGGACGTCCCTGTCGCTGGACAAACGCAGACAACTGGGTATGAGCACTATTTTCAGCAGCTATAGGTATTGCATAAGTTGAAACAATACTAGCTGGCACTACACGTGTAGAATTCTTTGAAACTTCCGGATCTGGGATTTTATATTTAGCAGTTTTATCAATTTCCATTGCTAACAAATCAACAATTGGAACTGCAGGAGGTGTTCCGGGCAACACCACTGGATCAATCGGGCGACTAACTGAAGGGCCCACATACGAAGATCGATCAATCTTATATTGTGAAAAGGTAGATAAGTTTGTTTTTTCAATACTACCTTGCATTTTATAGTAGGAACCTAAACCTACCAATCCAAGTACTACTCT